CCGGGCCGATCGACCGCGATGGAGCCTTTCCAACCCTTGGTGCCGTTGCTGCCGAGGATCAGAGTGTCGATCGGCCCGGTGCCGTCCGCAACGGTGGCCGAATCGTCGGTGTGCGTCCAGGCGGTAGACAGATCCCAGATGTGGATGCGCGGGATGGCCGCTCCGGACGCCTTGGTCATCACATACCAGCGCCACGAGGTGGACAGGCCGGCCACGCCGGTGCCGAAGTCGTTTTCGGCGAACATCTTCTGACCGCCGGAGTTGCTGGTTAGGAATCCCCAGATCGGCGAGCCTGTCTTCCGGCCGGAGATGAGCCACGCGTCGCCCGGGGTGGCTACCGCCGACTTGGCCAGCACAGCGATGGTGATCGGTCCCTGGTCGGGTGGCGAGTTCCCGACGGAGAAGGTGATCGAGTCGGCGCCGGCCGTCGGATCGAACGACCGGGCCACGTCAGCCGACCTTGAAGATCTTGTTGGTGCCGGTGTCCCAGTTGATCGCGACCGTTCCCGTACCCGGTTGGATCATTAGGCCGGTCCCGGTGTCGTAGTAGGCAATGACGCGCTGTGCGGAGCTCGCCACGTCCGCACCGCCGGTGACCGCGGACGACTGGAAGACCAGTACACCGTGATTCACTGCCGATGCGGTCGCGCTAACGGTGGTGTTGTCCGCGTTGAAGGCGCCGGCGGTGACCACCGGAGTGGTCAGCGCCGCGCTGGTGCCGTTCAGGGTTCCCCCGGCGGTGGTCACGTCCGAAACGAACGTGTGCGCAGTCGAGTAGGTGTAGCCGCGCACGAGCGCGGCCTTGATGGATGCCGTGTCCAGGTCGATCAACCCGGTCATCATGCCGGTGATGGCGTTCGGGTAGACGGCGTTGGCCACGGCATCCTCCTTCTACTTCTTGTCGTCCGGGTGCGCAGCCGCGCCGGCCCGCTTGACCGGAGTCGACTTGCGCGCTTCCTTGGTTCGGTTCGGCAGGTCGGTGGCCGGCGGCGTGCCCGGCCGCTTGGCCGGGTCCTCGCCCTCGTCCGCCCGCTCGGCGTTCTGCTGAGCCTTACGGTCCGCCTGGTCGTGCTCGGAACGTTCCTGCTCCGCCTCGGCCTCGCGGCGGTCGGCGGTGGACCAGGTGCGGTCCGTCTCGTCGTTGGCGAGGTCGAACTGTTCGCCGACCGCGTTGGTCACGATCTCTTCACTGTCCTGGTCCGACGGGGTGCCGTCGGGTCCGATCTTCGGCATGTCTGCTCCCTCGTTAGGTTGCTAGGACAATGCCCTAGGCCGCGACCACCGAAGCGCCATCGTCGAGCGGAACATAGGTCAGAAGCCACTTCGTGGCGCCCGTAGAACTGGCGCCGGTCTTGAAATCGATCGTCCCTGTGCGTACGACCGTGTAGTAGCCGAGGGGGGTGACGTTGGCCCCGGCGTTCGAAACCAGGAGCGCGCCCGTGGTGGCGGTCGCGGGCAGAGCGATCGTCGCGCCGATCTCCTTGCCGTTGATGTCACCGGTGGAGCCGGAGAGGTTAACGGCAGTACCCGTGGTGGGCGTGGCGATGAGCTGCACGGTGGTCGCCTGGGCCTGGATAGCGGTGGTGACCTCGCCGATCATGGAGGTGATCAGCACGCGGCCACCGGACACGGTGAAGTAGGGCGTCTGCGCGGTCTGCGGCAGGCTCGCCGCGGTGCGCAGGACGGTGGTGCCGAGTGCGATCTTGCGCAGAACGGCGCCGGGGGTAAGGACGGCCATGGTGAGTCTCCCTTACGCCCGGAAGTCGCGGAGGTTTTCGGGCTTACGACCGACGTTCAGGTCCCCGATGATGTACGTGAAGTTGCCCGTGGCGTGCGAGGCCGAGACGTAGCTGAACCCGTCCGACAGCGAGCCGGCAGAGACGTAGATGGCCAGGACGCCACCCGTGGTGGCCGCTACGCCGCCGGTCCCGTTGACCGTGGTAGCCGCCTGCCGGGTCCACACGCCGTTGTTCTGCGTGAAGTAGACGTATGAGGCGCCGTTGCCGGCGACCTGCGTGGTTCCGCCGGTCGCCGCGTTGTACTCGTTGATCGTCACCGAGCCCGTGGTGGCGCCGGTGAGGATGAACAGCACGCCGGACGCGTCACGCAGGTTGGCTCGCACGGCGCTGGTGGTCGCGGAGTAGCCCACATTGACGGTACGTCCGAGAGGAAGGATGGAGCTCACGACTGATTCCCCTTTCGTAGGGCGCCCGGGGCGTCACTGCCGGGCTGTTGGAGGATCGGGGCGTAGGTCGCGCGCTCCGTGCTTGGTCCCCTGGCGATCGTTTGCAGGAGATACCCCAGATCCGTTTACGTGATCTTACCGGCCCGCGAGCTGGACGTACGGGCTGAGCGCCGGCCCGCCGTTGCGGGGGGTGATGGCGGACTGGAGCCACGGGCGGCCGTCCACGCGCTCGATGAAGCGATAGGCGGTCAGGTCGTTGCCGAACTTGTAGTCGGTGCTGACCTCCGCCTCCATCTGCATCCGGTCACCCACCAGGTACTGACCGAAATCGACGAAGTTCACGTAACCCTGCGTGGTGAGGTTGCTGACCTTCTCCGAGATGATGATCGGCCGGCCCAGCAGGGTGAGCACCGGGGCGCCGGTGCCGAACGAGTTGACCACCGGGCCGACCCACGAGCCACCGGTACCGACGATCATGCCCATGGTGAAGAGCTGCGGCAGAACGGCCGGCGAGACGACCCACACGGCGTTGTTCAGCGAGGTCGGCAGCATGCGCGCGTACATGCCGACGATGTTCTCCCACACGACCGTGCTGGAGACCTGACCGGACTCGGCGGCCTGGACCACGATCGCGTTGTTCTGCGGGTTGAACACGCCGAGGGGCTCGCCGGAACCGGAGCCGAACATGAATGCCACGTCCTCGTACCAGGCGATGCCGCGCGGCATGATTTCGTTGAGGAACATCTCGACGGAGATCGCGGAGTCGCGCCGGAGCTCGTTCGGGACCTCGGTGTAGGCCGTCAGCTTCTTGGCCTCGAGTACGACGCGGCCGAACGCGGGCTGCGACTGCACGAGCGCCGCGCCCTCTTCGGTCCAGTAGCCGACGATGCCGCCGTAGACGGAGCTGACGTTGCTCGTCGCGTCCACGATCGGCATCGCCACGCGCAGCGAGTTCATCGGAATGACGGTGGCGCGTGGCCGGACCACGGCCGACTCCAGCGCGACGCTCATCAGCGTGGCCCGGAACTCCTCGGGGATGAGGAAACCGCCGGAGCCCGGGTCGGTCGAGGACATCGCGGCCTCGATCTTGGCGATCTTCGCCTCGGTCTCCGGCCGGTTGCGCTCCCGGGTCCGCGGGTGCACGGTGTCCAGGAAGTGATAGAGGTCCTCGAACTCGCCGTTCAGCGGCGCGCCGGGAGCGATCTTCTCGCTCTTGTAGGTTGCGGTCTGGCGCTGGGCGCGCACGTCGGCCGCGGTGGCCTTCTTGTCGCCCTTGCGCAGCTCGTAGCCCTTGTCGCGCATGTAGCTGGCCATGGCGCGCTCGACCTGCTCGGCCACCTGCTCCTCGACCGCGCCGGCGTCCTTCTTGTTGAAGGCGTTGGCGTACTTGGTCATGAACTCGGTGGCGACCTTCGGGTCGGCGCCGGTCTTGAAGACGAGTTCGCGGGTCTTGCGGTTGCTGATGAACTCGCGGAGGCCGTCCGCGTCGTCCGGGATCGTGATGTCGTCGAGGACATCGGTCATGACGTGCTCCCTTACCTGGTCAGTGCGGCGAGCATGGCCCACGCCATATCATCGGCCGCGTCCTCGGTGGTTTCCTCGGTCTCGTGCTCTTCCGGCTCGTCCTCGTCGTCATCGTTCTCGACAGGATGGTCGGAGATGAACTCGCGCGCCTTGGCCGGCAGCAGCGCGGACCATGCGCCGAGCCGGTCAGCGACCGCCGAATCCTCGTCGAAGTCGTCGGGGACCGCGGTCAGCTCATCGACCAGGCCGGCCGCGAGGGCTTCCTGGCCGGTGTACCAGGTACCGTCCTCGCCCTTCTCGACCATGAGCGCGCGCCAGTAGGCAGTGTCCTCGCCGGCCCGTTCGGCGTACATGTCGGCAATGTTGTCCGACACCTTCTCCAGCAGGGCCGCGGCCTCGACATGGGTGTTGGCGTTGCCGTAGGTGCCGGTCATCGCGTCGTGGATCATGACGAAGGCGTTGCGCGCGGAGACGATGCGGTCGCCGGCCAGCATGATGAACGACGCCGCAGAGGCCGCGAGACCGTCCACGTAGACCGTGATCGTCCCAGGGTGACGCGCGAGCAGCGAATGGATCGCCACTCCGTCGAACACGTCGCCGCCGGGCGAGTTGAGGCGCACGTTGATCGGCCCCGGACCCGCGTCGCGCAAGAGCGCGGCAACGTCGTTGGCGCCGATGCCTTCATCGAAGAATCCTCCGCCACCGATCCGGCCGTAGATCATGAGCTCGGCCGCGGCGTCCGCGCTGGGCCGGGCGATCATGGAGAGGCCGCGCGGCGTGCCGGTCTTCTTCTTCGCCGTGGCGAAGTCGACCGCGGGTTGGAGCGCGGCGAGGATCTCACGGTGTCTGCGGTTCATCCTCGGTCCTCTCGGCGCGCTGGCAGTCAGGGCAGTATTTGTGGGGCGGATGCGGATCGGAGTGCAGCCCCTCAGCGTGGTCCGCGCGGAGAACGGTAATGATCGTCGGTTCCGTCATCCTCGGTCCTCTCGGCGCTTCGCCACGTGGCATCGGCAGTGGTTGCCGTACTGCGCGCCGACGCACTCGACATAGCCCTTGCCGGGCGGGTAGTCGGCATACGCAGTTGATCGATTACGGTACAGCTTGCCGATGTTCTTCTTGCACGGATCGCAGCAGTTGTCGTCCGGATGGCCACGCACAACCCACCTCATGGCCGAGTCGAGCTTTTTCCAGTCGGAAAGCTCGCGGAGCATCTTTTGTACTCCAGCCGGCGGCCCTTGCTCACCGAGGATCGACTTCACGCGGATCATGTCCGTCTTGGGGTCACGGGTCAGCTTGTCGCCCTCGGTCGGCACGGTGGTGCCCTGCTCGGTGGCCGGCTGCGGCAGGTGCGTGATGGCTGGCTTGGTGTATTTCAGCTCGGGCCAGTCGATGAACTCCAGCACTTCGGCGGAGTCGAAGCCAGCGGCCACCAACTCGACGAGCACGCCGGCCTTGGTATTCAGCTCGGCGATGTTGGCTTCGGAGTTGTCCGGCACGGGGTCGGCGAAGTCGAGTTCGGTCACGCCGCGCGGGTCGAAGTAGGGCAAGAGCTGCCGGTTGAGCATGGCGCGCCATTTGACCAGGCGTGGCCGCGTCATCCAGCGAGCGAAGACGTATTCGCCGGCCTCGGCGTTGGCCCGGTTGACGTCTTCAACCACACCGATCATCGACTTGGGCATGCCGAACGCGGCGAGCGTCTTGTCTCGGCCGAGCGAATCAAGCTCCGCCATCTGGAGATCTTTGAGGCTGAACGAGTTCGGCACCCACTTGGCGCCCTGCTCGAGCATCGCCACTCGGTGCGCCTTGCTGACGCCCTGGTGGGCCTGCGCCCAGCGCTGTTGAAACTCCACCCACTCGTCATCGCCGAGCCGGAGCGGCATCTCGACCAGGCCGCCGGGCTGGGCGGAGTTGAGGAAGAAGTTGGCTTGCCATTCCTTGGTGAAGCGGGATGCGTCGATGTCGCGCAGCATGGCCTGGACGGCGCCTTGGCCGCGGTACGGGTCGGTGGGGTCCGGGTCGACCATGCGCATGAGCTCGCCGACGTTGATCGGGATGTCTTCGCCGTCACCGGGTGCCTTGTAGAGCCATCCCACGAGGAATTCGTACGGGTCAGGCACGGGCGTGATCCGGTCGGGCCGCAACACCCACATGTCGATGGGGTATTTGAACCCTTTTTGGAAGCCGAGGATGATGTTGGTTTCGCCGGTGAGTTCCCAGTGCTGCTGGCCGCGTGCCATGATCTCGTCGAAGCCCTGGAAGCTGTTGGGCTTGGCGAGCAAGTCGAGCAGTGCGGACGAGGTGATCTCGGTGCGGTCCTGCTCTTCGCCGGTACTCGACTTGGTGTAGTGGTGCCAGCTCGTCTCGCTGACGGCCTGGGTGAGGCGCGCGACGACCGGCCGGACTACGGGGTCGTTGGCGTAGACCTCGAGGTAAGTCAGCATCTGGTCGTTGGGCCGGTAACCGAACATTGAGGTGGGGCGGGTGCGCTGCGCGAGCGGGACCGGTGAGCTGTTCTCGATCTGCCGGCGAGCGCCGCGAGAGAGCGTGGACACGAACTCCAGCATGGGAGCCGTCCACTTGCTCATTCGATGATCCGGCGCTGGCGCTGCACGTTGATCATCGTACGGTCGGTCGGGGGCACCTCGGCAACGTCGTGCCGCTCGAGTGCACGGAAGTAGTCGCTGCCGTCGTCCTGCTCGTCGAGGTCCGCGTCGTCAGGGACGTTGATCGGCTCGTCCGTCACCGTTGCCCCTTCCCGCGACCCACGCCATGACCGCGAATCCGGCGCAGAGGAAGATCCATCCAGCCGGTACGTAGATCATGAACACCCCGACGGCTCCGAGCGCGGTGGCGATAAGCATCATCGCACCCGGTAGCCAGTCCCCCACGGCGCCGATGGTAGCAGGATCTTGCGTCTGCGCAGATAGACTGTATGGCGGAGGTGGTTGATCATGGTCAGCTCAGCAGGTGGCCGCAAGGGATTCGTCTTCCGCTCCCGCTTCAAGGCGTACCGGGCGCTGCGCCGGCACGGTCTGAGCAAGTCGGCCTCCGCGCGGATCGCCAACGGTGGGCACTACTTTCCCCAGCGCTCGCTGATGGCGCGCAAGGCAGCGAGGACACGCGCGCACCGCGGGTACTGAAAAGCCCCGACCATCATGGTCGGGGCTTTTCTTCGCGTACCTACTCGCCGCTCACCAGATTCAGGTCGAGCGCGTCGGACCAGCGGCTGAAGTTCTCTCCAGCGATGCGGACAATCACGGTTTCGCCGTCGGTGTCGATGTCGCCCGTCAGCGCACCGGTCTCGCCGTCGAAGTCACGGACCATCTTGCCGGTCAGAGCGGCGATGTTGTTGAAGTCGATGTCCATCATTTCTGGCTCCCTCTGTCGTCTGTACATCTACTATAGCAGAGGTATGGCATGGATGCCAGTCCGTTTCGAGCAGTGTTGCGAGTGGGTATGCCGCGGGCCTGTTTGCCCTGATAGCAGCGCTCTTCTGGTTTCTGGCCGCGTTCGGCGTGGGCATCGGGTCGATCAACATGACCCTGTTCGGCCTGGCATTCCTGGCCCTACACTTCGCCTTCGGCGTGGTGATCCCGTTCCCGTGGAACCGACAGGCGCCATAGACTGACCGAAGCGTGCTCTCGTGTCCTGGCTTAGTCGGCGGGTAACCACCGCAAAGAGGATCGGCCAGGGAGCTATGGGATGCTCAGCCCCGCTTCGGCGGGGACC